TCAGCTTGAGTCCGAGCGCGGGATCGTATTTCAACGTCGTCGGATTGATGGCGGGGCACCCCCACGTGCCGTCCTTGTTGGGGCAAGCGGCGCGCGCGAGCTGTTCAGGCGTCTTCACGTCCTCCTTGCGAAGAGGTGTGAGCGGGGGCCTCGCGTGGTGGGGCATGGCGGGCGCTGGCGGTGCGGTACTCTCGACAGTCGGCGCTACCCCGGGGGCAAACGTGGGGACGGGCGGCGCGGACGGCTGCGAGCACGCCACGAAGCACACGAGGAGAGCAAGTCGCGCAAACATTCCCATGGTCTTTCCTCCATCACTATCGTCAACGGCGCGGCGGTTCACTGGGGCACCCACTCGCTGCCGTCCCATCGTCCGGTCCAGCACGCGCCCGGCGTCGAGACCGTCGTCGAGCCCACGAGCCCCCCGGGGGCAGGCGAGGCAAGCCCGCTGAACGGCACCAGCGTGGCGCCCCCGTCGGCCGACGTCACGGTTGGCGCCACGGCCGAGGCATCTGCCCAGGACATCCAGCAGGCCGAATGCCACTCTCCGTTGAACGGAGTGGCCGTCAGCGAGTACGTCGCGGTCCCCGCGTCCAGGCTGTTGCTCGTGTCCAGGCGCACCGGGCAGTCGCTATACGTCGCAGCGAGCGTCCCTCCGCTGACCACCGTGTGGGGCGTGCACCACAGCCCGCCGTTCGCCGAGGTGAGGAGGCCCGACGGCGAGACGGTGAGGGAGATGCCCGTCGGATGGGGCCCCGGTCGCTCGGCGCAGCCCACGAGGGTGGCGAGGGTGGCAGCGAGGATCGCGAGTCGGAGGGTGCGCGTGGGGTCTCCCATCAGGCGAAGGTCGAGGTCATCCAGATGGAGCTGGTCGCGTCGACCGTCTTGGTCGCCGCCGTCGTCGAGGCGGCCCACGAGAGACCGTTGACCATCGTGAGGCCGTTCTGGTTCGGGGCCCCCTGGCCAGCCCTCGAGAGATCCTGCTCGTTCAGATTGAACGTCCCCCCCGGTGGCAGAGGGATAGGCTCGATGACCGGGATGGCGCCGTCGGCGGGCACGGTCGCCGAGTCGAAGAACATGATGTAGAGCATCGCCGCTCCCTTGTTCGATCCGACAGCCGTCAGGAGCGTGCACGGGGCCGCGGCGATGACGCCGGAGTTCACGTAGGCCTGGCTGTCCCACTCGGTGATGGCCGAGTTCGGGTTGAGGGTGCGGGCCGTCGCGGGCATGGATGGTTCCCTTCGCCGCCTGGGTCGAGCCCGGGGCGTTCGTGCAAGGTGGTCTTCGATGGACGAGGATCTCGATCGGGAATCCCCCGCTCGTGTCACCGTCTCAGTTGTTGCAGGTGGTGACGGAGGTGATCGTGAGGTCGAAGTGGCCGGCGTCGATGCCGGGCGGGTAACACGTCGAGATTTGCCCCAAGCCGCCCGCTCCGCCGCTGAATATCGGCCCCGCGTCTCCGCACCCGGCGTCGGTATTGAACAAGTGGGACGCGGCAGACCACGCCTGGCCGTTGGCGTTGCCGTACCCGTTCGACGTGATGCCGCCGTTGATCACTCCGGCTTCGTTGAAGCCGACGATATTGATCCGCGCCCCGCACCACGCCTGCCCGCCGACGCCGACGCCGATCTCCTGCACGATGATGTCGACGTTGCAGAGACCAACGTACGTGCTCGCGTCGCCACCAGCCGGGGCGAGAGGGAGCGCAACGGCCGCGCATGTGGGGCCCCCGTCCGCGCCTAGTGTGACGGACCCAGACTGGATGACCTGCACGACGCCGCCATCGACGACGACGGCTGCCGCGCTGACGGGTCCCCATGTCGGCGTGGCGCCGGGCCCGTTGGAGATGGGCACCGTACCGGCGTCACCCGGGGTCGCCCACGGCATCCCGCCGCCGACTTCATGGGTGGTGTGCGCCGACAGGACCAGCGCCCCAAGGACGATCATTGCGGCCGTGAGCAGCGCAAGGATGGCGGGAACGATGAGCTTTTTCATCAGGTGAGCTTCCAGTGGGCATTCGTGGCATCCCAGAAGTACTCGCGGAAATCCGCCTGCTGCACGATGTAGACGGTGGTGGTGACGAAGCTTCCCGGGTTCTGGGGGTCCTCGATGGAGCAGCCCGACGTCGGGGAGATCCCGATCTTGCGGGTGCTCCCGTTGTTCGTCGCGGTGGAGTCCCCCGCCTTGAACGCTATGCCGTCTGTTGGCCCGATGGGCGTGAGCATCGTCACGACGCCGCCGGCGCCATACCCAGGATCGCCGAAGCCGATGCCATAGGCGAGAAGCTGCAGCGGGGGGTCTCCGTACTTGACGTGTTGCGCGGTCCAGGTGACTCCGCCGCCGCCGGTCGCCGCCGCCTCGATGAGGCGGAGATCGTGCATGAGCGGGCCGACATAGCCTCGGAGGGCGTCACCCTGGGTCTCCTCGTTGAAGCCGAGGCCCCAGAGCCCGAGCGTGGGGCTCGGGATGAACACGATCGTCGACTCGTCGGTGTAGGAGGGATTGAAGCCGGTGTTGGGGCTGCCGTCCGGGTTGAGCCGGAGCGGGTTTCCGTTGCCGCTGAGCCGCAGCATGAACGGACCCCAGGTCTGGGACCCGCTCGCGGGGAGCGTCACGACCGGCGGCAGCGACGTCGGGTTCGACGGGGCGTAGTAGAAGACCCCCGACGCCGCCGTGGACCACCCCGACGGGCAGATCATGCCAGGCGGGTAGTCGTAGATCTCGTACTTGACGCTCTGGAAGTTCGCGGTGCTGAGCGCCGAGAGCTGCATCGTCTGCCCGAAGGCGGCCGAGACGAAGCCGGACGTGGCTCCGCCACCGGCGATCGACACGAGAAGCTTGGCTACGGGAGTGGCCATCGGGGGGGCCTCGCAGGCGCGCACAGGCGCCCGTGGTACGTTCAGGAGATGCGGAGAACGGGCATGGGCTGCGCCGGACTCGGGATGCTCGTGGCTTGCGGGGTCGTGATGCGAGCCTGCGGCGGTCACGCGTCGGGCGGTGAGCCCACGGCGATCGCGGTTCCGACGACGGAGACCCGGACGGGAAGTGTTGCGATGGTACCGAGAGCGACTCGTGTTGGTCCTTGCACTCCAGGCGGGACGGGGTAGCGTTGGGGGAGATGCGCCCCCTTGCGAACTGTCCGGGCAGTGGTCAGGTTCAGAAGATGAACAGTACAGCTCGCCTTCTCGGCTTCGCCCTGACTGCCGTCCTTGGGTGCGGTGGGAGCGCGTTCGAGGCGGCCTCCGGTGCCCCACTCGGCGACGCGGCTGCGGACAGCCTCGGCCATGGCGACGGTGCCGGGCAGAGCGACGCGGGCCCGTTGGCTGATGGATCGGCCGAGGCCTCCGTAGATGCTGGTGTCGGGATAGAGGCCAGCGTCGACGCCGCGCTGCCAGCAGAGTTCATCCTCTGCACGACCGGCACCTACACGGGGTCGCTGGAGGCGGTGGAGGTTCCTTTCGGATGCGGACTCGGGTGGTGGGCCGCGAGCGACACGATCGGCTCGCCAGCCCAGCAGGCCGCGCGCGCAGCCGCCGGCCCCTACACCGTGACGATGCTCCAGGCCAATGGGCCGCCCGTGCGGTGCGTGTCGACGGATCCGCCGCCGCCAGTGGTTGGCCTGTGTCCGTGGTCGGTCTCTACGTCGAACCAGGCCGCGTGGGTCGAATGCGTCGTTACGGCCGCGGACGGGGGCGTTCTGGGTTACAGCCCGTCCTGCTCCTCGGTGCAGGGCCCATGACCTACTCGAACCTCGTGTCGAGGATGTTCACCATGTCGATCTCCACCGAGTGGAGGATCAGGTTCAGCTGAGGGAACGCCGTCGAGACGTCGGCCGCCCCCGAAATGCTGAGGACGTACCGGTAGGCCGTGTGGTCGATGGTGTTGTTCAGGGTCTGGTCGAAGTCGAGCTCGAGCGTCTGCACGGCGCCCGCCGCGAAGTACTGGGCGGGCGTGAGCATCGTCGCGGTCGTGGCGACCCACCCGGTCATGTTCGGGAGCTGTCCGCTCTTGCCCCAGCACGTCCAGGTGACGCTGCCATCCACGTAGGTCTGGCCGATGACGACGGGCCAGATGTTGGCGGTCACCGATCCCGACGTCCCGCCCGTCGTGGCCTTGTAGAAATACCCAGTAATCGGCGTGTAGGCCGGGTCCGGGATCATGTACGAGCCGGTCGGGTACGAGTGCGTCCCGAGCCACTTGCTCATCGTGGACGTCGGCCCGATCGTCTCTTGCGCCGTGCTCGCAAGGTTCCACGCGTTGAGCGTGAAGGAGAGCGGGATCGCGGGCACCGCGCCCGGGTTGACCACCACCCGGAACCGCAGCAGCATCTTGTTGAGGTAGGCGCCCTGGTGGAGGTAGCGGGACGGGATCTCCAGGTACGCGGCCGACGCGAGGGCCGTCTGCAGGCCGACGGGGAACGGCGGTCCGACGATCGAGAAGAGGTCGTCTCCGAGCATCGACGCAGGCGCCGTGTCCGGTACGTGCATCGCGAGGGCCGGGACCACGATCGTGTCGGTCACGGGCGTCGTGAAGGCGGGGACGTTGCCGTAGCCGGCGGTGAGGCTCAGCCGGCCACCCTGCTTCGTGGCAATGCCGCCGTCGAAGAGCGTGCCGTTCGATCCGAAGGTGACGCCGCTCCCGCCGAGGATGATCGGGGTTCGAGGGGTCCAGCCGCCCGTGGGTGCGGGTCCAGGTCCGCCAGACATCAGCTCGGCCTCATGTCAGGGATGTCCCGCATCTCGGAGACGATGTCGAGCCACGTGTTGCCGTTCAGGGCGTTGGCGCCGCCCTCGTCGACGATCTCCGCGAAGTAGGTGAACCGGGTGCAGTCCACGACCGTCCCCGCGTCCGTCGGATAGAGAAACTCCGCCGTATTCTCGTAGGTCGTGACGTTCGCGGGCGTGCCCAGCGACATGAAGCCTCCGCCGACCTGCCCCGTGCTCGTGTTGAGCGGCGCGACGTTGCCGAGGATGTCGACGGCATACGCCCGGAAGAATGGGAGGATCGCCGGGATGCCCGCGTGCCCCGTGATGATGTTGAAGTAGAACCGGACGTACTGGAACGTCGCCCCGTGGTGTACGCGGAGCGGGACGAGCAGCCGCCCCCCACCCCGGAACGGCGATCCCGCGAAGTTGATGGCCCCTCCGCCCGAGGCGAAGTCCGACATCATGACCGCTATGCCGCCGCTGACGGCCCCCGAGATGTCCGTCCCGAGGTTGCACGCGGTCACGAGATCCCGCGACGCCGTGGCGTGGCCACTGCCGAGGAGCGTGTAGTCGTTGTCACCGAAGGTCAGCGGGAAGGCGCTCGTGCAGAGCGCCATGAGGTATGGCGCCCCGAAGGTCCAGGGACCAGCGCACCACATCCCCGCGCCGCCGATGACGATCTGCTTCGCCGGGCTCCACGTCCCATTGCCAGCGTCCCCGTTGACGAGTCCCGCCTGCGCCGTGTCGAGCGTGCTCCAGTATCCAGCAGGGAGAGGCACGGCCTGGCCGTAGAAGGAGTCGGGGTTGATCCGGACGCCGTGAACGCCGGTGTCACCGTTGAGTCCCTGGAACTGCGCCACGTCGGCAAGCTGGGCGTCGGTCGCGCCCGGAACGAACTCCGCGGGCCACTGTCCTGAAGGACGGATGAACGTATTGTGCATCGCCCGCCCCTACTGAAACGCCAGCGTCTGGATGTTCGTATACGTGAGGGCCGCGGCGTGAAAGACGTTGCCCGCCGCGAGAAGCGCCGCGCCGGCTTGAGCCGTGTCCCCGTTGGGCCGCGTGTAGAAGGTGAGCGGCGTCGACGTAGGGCCCGTGCATTTCCAGACCACCTGGTTGGCGCCCGGATTGTCGATCACAGTCGCGCCCACGGTACTCGGCCACGACGGCTCGGTGCCTCCAGAGGTCCCTGAGCCAAGAATCGACGCGACCTGAAACCAGTACCCGTTGAAGCGCGCGGACGATGGCACAGCCACGTCGTTGGCCAAGTACCCAGTCACCGCCGACCACACCGCTGTCCCCGGAGGCGTCGTTCCTGACTGCCACGTCGCGGTGTTCGTCGACGGCTGCCAGTAGGTCCCCCCGTAGAAGAGACCTTGCTGCACTCCTACGATGAACCCCTGGTAGAACTGCGACGCCTGCGAGAGATCGTTCGCCTTCGTCCACGCTCCAGAGTGAGCGATGTAGATGCCGTTCTCCGAACCGTCCAGAGCGAGGATCCGCGACCCGTCCACCGGCGTAATGCCATCGAAGGCCGTCAGCCCGGTGAGCGTTCCGATCCCATAGGCCAGCGCCAGCACCGGCTGCATGATCTGCGTGACCCACGGGTACCCCGTCAGCCCTTGCTCCTCTTGCACCTCGAGCAGGTAGGTGTATTGAGTCCGGTCAATCACGTTACTGATGTCGCACGTGAACGTGAAGGACTGCCCGAGTCCGTTGTTGTACCAGGCATCCGTGGAGGCGGGCTTCGTCACGTAGACGAACCCCAGGGCGTCCGCGCCTGCGGCGATCGACGTCATTGCGACGGAGGTCCCGTCCGAGCCGACGCGGAGCATCCGGAAGGCCGGCATCTTCGTCGGGAGCGTCGTATGCGGCGTCGCGACCCGAAACCCCACCGTCACGCTCGAGAGCGTCGCTCCCTGATATCCTCGGATGGGCAAGCCCAGGACGGCAGGCGCGGGGTTCGCTGCGTTCCAGAGCTGGTACATCGGAGACAGCGACTGCATGCCGCCCGTGTCTCGACGGGGTCGCCACATCGCGCGGGGCACGGTCGCCCCCTCCGCGAACGCCTGGACGATCTTGCGGGTCCTCCCGGAGTGCGTGGGCCCGAGCTTCTGGGACGACGGCGCGTCGAGCTGGATGTACCCCTGGGCGCAGTTGAGGACCCCTCCGCGCGTGATGAGGAGGGGGCCGTCGCAGCGGAGGCCGGCGCCGGAGATCGTGATGAGGCCCGCCGGCGCCCAGCATCCACCGCCGCTTGTGGTCGGAAGGCCAGCCACGGTCGACGTGCACGTCCAGGTCACCCCGGAGTCGACGACGCTCCCCTCGATGGCGAGTGGCCACACCGGCGCCGAGCTATTGCTGACGCCCGTCGTGATGGCCGAGGCGACGTAGACGTAGCCGTTGTTCGCCAGCGGGACAACCAGGGCGCCGAGGGCGAAGACCTTCGACGCGATCCAGACCGTCGCCCCCAGATCGCCCGCGCTGACGCAGGACGTGAGGTTCGCGTCGAGGGTCGTGAGCTCGGCGCTGAGGATGGTCGAGCCGTTCGTCCAGAGGGTGACGGGGTTTCGGACGAGGGCGTTGTGACTCAATTTCCCGTCCTCAGTTGGAGTTGGTGTACGTCGTCGCCCCGATCGTCGTCGTCCCCATGGGGCTCCCGACGGTCAGTGGTCCCACGGTCCCGCCGTTCGCCGTGGTCGACGCCGGCTGCACGATCGCCCACTGCGAGACCACCCGGAGGATCTTCGCCATGACCGTGTCCACCCGCGCTCGTGTCGGCCGATCCACCGAGGGAGCGGCTGCGAGCACGACGAGGTTCAAGCGCTGAGTGCTCCACCAGTACGGTTGCTGCCCCGTCGTCACGGTCGCCCCCACGTCATGGCTCTTGGTAAACGCGGCATGAAAGTAGAGGTACCCTGGCGTCGCGTTCCCGCCCATCGGAGCCACGTTGGCCACGACCGTGACGGTGACGACCTCCTGCTGTGACGTGTTGCCCGCGTCGACGCAGACCTTGTCCCCGACGACGAGCGCCGGCGCAATAGGCGATGCACAAATCCACGTGACCCCACCGTCCACCACGCTGGCCCCGACCTCGGCCACCCATGCGGGCTCGGTCGCCCCCGTCACTCCCCCCGTCGTACAGGTGAAGTAGTAGCCGTTCGCGTTGATTGTGGTCGGAAGGACCCGCTGGGCAGGCGACGTGGCGGTCGAAGCCGAGTAGCTCGTCGCCGCGCTCCACGTCGAGACGTTGAGGAGCGCGCTCGTGTCGATGGCCTGGTAGGCGCACCAGAAGGTCCCGAGCGTCGCGACCGGATCGACGAGCTGCAGGAACTTCGCGGGCCTCCGCACGTCCGGCCAGTTGCCTCCGCCCGTCGCTGGATTCGATGGGTACACCGTCGGCGTCCCGGCGGGGTTGGGGACGTAGGCGAGAAACGACGCGCCCAGCAGCGTCTTCAGGGCGTTGACGACGTTGCTCGCGCCCGCCCCGAGGGGCAGGAGCTCGGCCGCCGCGAGCGCCGCCTGCCTCGTCCCGACCGTGTCCTTCGGCCCCGGTGTGAGCAGGTAGTCGAGCTCCGCCAGTGGCAGGAGGTCGTAGATCTTCAGCGGGTCGCACTGGTTGTAGGCGTGCTCGAGCTCGATCTCCGCGAGGGCCATCATCCGCGACGCGGCGTACAAGCGAGATTCGTCGTAGGAGCCGACTACCGTGAAGTCGATGCCTCGACCCCAGAGGGTGGGCAGGAGCGCGTACCACTGTTGCACCTTGGATGGCTTGCTCGACATCGCGAGCTGGCCGAGCGGCGTGAAGCAGGAGAACTTCGGCACGGGATCAGTAGAGGTCGATCTGAAACGGCAGGTCCGCGAGGGCACCGTCGGTCGTTGTCCACACCTCGACCGCCGCTTTCCCCGCCGGCGGCGCCGCCATGTACTGGCACGTGATGCAGTACGAGTGGGCGCCGCCCGTGCAGTTCAGGTAGCCCTTGGGCGCCCCGATGAGCGGAAAGGTCCCCGAGACCCACTGGATCTGGTAGTGCCCCGCGCCGACTCGCGAGTACACGCTGAATGGGTTGTTCTCGATGAGGTTGGCGCCTGTTTGCCAGAATGGGAAGACCGGGCTCACGCCGGCGGTGAGCCCGAAGTTGGCGACGGCGATCATGCGCCCGACGCTCGCCAGCATGGCGGAGAAATAGTTCCAGGCGAAGGAGACCGGCATCGTCTCCGGATCGGGCGGGTTCTCCGTGTCGTCGACGAGGATCGCTCCGCCGTCGGCGAGCGTCGGACGATACCCCTGCGTGATGCCGAGCTGGGGGTTGCCGTCCAGCGTCGACCGGTTGGGTGCGGAGCTCGATCCAGGCATCTTGTCACTCCGGGAAGACGACGAGCGCTGGCCCGATCGTGTTCAAGTAGCTGCTGACTCCCGGCGTTCCCGTAGGCGTCGCGTAGGGCAGCGTCGCCGGCTCGATGAGCTCGACGTCGTAGAGGGTCGCGGTCGAGAAGAGCGTCGGCACGGGGGGCTGGTTCTGCTGGGGGCCGGCGGCCGGCACGGGCACCGGAGCGCCACCGAGGAGGCGGTTGGTGATCTGGTTGGGCCACACCTGCGGGCTCGTGGGACTGCGACGCTGGCGGAGGCCTGGGTCGAAGAAGCTCGCGACCTGCTCGCCTGGCCCGAGCTTCGAGAAGTACGTGACGAGCGGCGTGACGACCGAGTTGAGGCTGTCACTCCACGGGCAGCACGGCTGCCCCGAGATGGGCGTGTAGCTCCCGTCCGAGACGCCGCTCGCGAGGTCGACGGTCAGATCGCAGGCCGTGGCCGAGATGACCGTGACCGTCAGGATCTTCTTCCGTCGAAAGACGAGGTTCGCGAGATCGAAGAAGGCGATGCTCTGCCCCACCTGGGGCACCTCCGACATGGAGGTCGAGGTGACGCGGAAGGCCGTGGGCGAGAGAACGCCGCCCGCGTTGGCCGCGGCCGACACGAGATTCGGGCTCGGGTGGTAGAGCGGGAACGTCGTCGCGTCAGCCCAGGCGTACGCGGCCTGCGCCCAGGTCACCTTGAGGACGACGGTGACGGGGTTCGCGACGATCGCGCACATGTAGATGCCGTCGTCGCCCGGGAAGGACCCGGCGAGCTCGGAGAGCGCGAGGGCGAGCTGCGTCGGGGTCGGGATGCGGCTCGCCCCTGGAACGCCGGGCCGCAACGTGAAGGTGATCCCGGTCGTGCCGGGCCCCATGATCCCCGGGTAAGTGAAGCCCTGCTCGACCGCGATGTCGTTCAGCTGCGAGAGAAACTGCTGCAGCTCGCCGTCGTTGCCGGACGCCGCGGGATTGTTCGCCAGGAGCTGCAGTCGCGCCTGTCCTGCGTCGTCGGTCTCGGGTCCGGTGCCCCCGTCGAGGCCGGACCCGTTGGCCTGGGCGACGACGACTGCGTTCGAGCTCGTGACGCCCTGGCGGGGGGAGAGCCAGGTGAGGACCGTGCCCGCGGGCTGGTCGGTCTGCGGTCCGGTCGAGAGTCCGACGACGGGGACCGCCTGACCGTTCGTGTAGATGCCGCCGGTGAGGACCTGGTACTGCTGGCCGCTCGGGATGTGCGTGAGGATGTCCCCGGCCTTCAGCGTCGTGCCGTTGCTTGAGGTCTGAACGCTGACGGCGCCCCCGGCCCCGACGGCGCCCTGCCTCCGCGTCCCGCGACGGGTCATCCACGAGTCGAGAAGGCTTCCCGCGGCGGTCGAGGGGCTGATGCCGTTCGAGAGGATGACCGCCTTCGAGATGAGGAGCGATCCCGCGTCCGCCCAGACCGATCCGTCCTGGTCGACCTGCGTACCCGGTCGCCCATCGGCCGCGGGATTGCGCACTTTTACCCATGTCAACCACTTCGCCTTGAGCGAGTCGCGTGAGGCGACTACGAGAAGGGCCGGCAGGGTGTCAAGGGGCATCAGGGCTCGCTACGGCTGGAGGCTTTGGGCGTTCGCGAGCGGGTACCTGGGATCCGTCTTGGGATCCCGGAGGTTCACGTACGAGGGGATGAAGACGATCGAGTTGTTGCTCGGGTTGACCGCCTGGGTCACTCCGAGCACCTTCACGTCCCCGGCGGCGACCAGATCCGCCACGGCCTGGTTGAACTCGTCGACCGCGATGGCGAGCCACTTGCTCGGGCCGACCTGCGCCATCCGGGCTCGGATCTTCTGTCCGACCGAGGGGGACGAGGCGCTGACGCCTTGCTCCCAGGTCCACCGGACGGCGACCATCTGATCGACCGGATGGATGTCGATGGCGTTGCCGCTGGCGTCGGTGAGGAGGAATCCCTTGACGCTCGGATCGTACTTCACCGCGCGGGGCGGCACGACGACCGACGGCGAGACCGGGACGTAGACCGGATCCACTCCCGCGGACCCGAACCCAGCCCCGAATTGACCTGCACCCATCAGCGCCTCACGGATTGAACGGACAATCGAGCGGGAGCAATGCGATGAGCTCCTCGATGGCCGCGAAGGCCACCCGGACGGGCGCCATGAAGTCGACCGTGATCGTCAGGGGCGGCAGGAGCGCTCCGAGGTCGATCGAGATGCCGATGGGCCCGATGCAGCAGATGTTCGGGAGCGAGATGGCGAGCTTCGGCAGCGGCGGGGCGAGGCTGAAGCTGATGGGCCCGGGCAGCGCGGGGAGGGGGATCTTGATGCAGGGGGGCACTAGGAAGCCTCGATGGTCTCGGCGGAGATCCCGCGCGCCTCGAGCACGGCCGCGATGACCTCGCGCGCCGCGCTGCAGGGCCTGGATGGATCGCGCGCGGCGGTCGGGTCGATGGGCACGCGAAGAGAGCCTCCGGTCCACGTGACGAGCACGGAGAGACCCCCGAGCGTCTCGACGGCGACGCTCTCGGCATACGTGGCGCGTTGGATGAGGGGGGCCCACGTCCGCAGACGATTCGCGGTTCGCGCGGTACTGCGGGCGAGCGGCGTCATCATGGCGGAGAGGCTGGGCATCGGGGGACTCCTCACCGCTTCGGGCGCCACGGGACGGTCACCTGGATGGGGTTGAGGGGCGGCCTCCAGGTGGGGAGGAGCCGAATCGGTTGCGTGGGTGGCCGGAAGGAGACCGGCGGGAAGAACGGGGGGATGAACGGAGGCGGTGCGCCGCCTACGAGGGGGCCCGTACCGAGGGATCGGAGCGTCCCGAGACGCGAGGCTCCCGTACCCGTGAAGACTTCCGCGCCGATGCCGGCCGAGCGCAGGGCGCCCAGGCGGGACGCTCCGGTGCCCGTGAAGACTTCCGCGCCGATGCCGGCCGAGCGCAGGGCGCCCAGGCGGGACGCTCCGGTGCCCGTGAAGACTTCCGCGCCGATGCCGGCCGAGCGCAGGGCGCCCAGGCGGGACGCTCCGGTGCCCGTGAAGACTTCCGCGCCGATGCCGGCCGAGCGCAGGGCGCCCAGGCGGGACGCTCCGGTGCCCGTGAAGACCTCTCCAGAGGCGGCGGGGGCGGCGAGCCCGTAGAGCGTGGAGCTTAGCCCTGAGCTGGGCCCGAGCGGCACCGACAGCGCAGACTGTGCCTCCTCGCTAAGGCCAGAGCCTGGGCCAAGGTGGACGTCGAGACCCACGGATCTTCACCCTGCGATCAGCGTATTCGCGGTCGTGGCGTAGATGTCTGGGGAGCCCGCCATGTAGAAGACGAGGTAGTGCTGGTCGGGGTAGTAGGGCGTCGTGACCAGGAAGTTGCCGCTAGGGTCGGAGACCACGGTGAAGACCATCTCGTCGGTGCTCGTGCGGTAGAACTTGCACGTGACGCCACCGAGCGGAGACCCGTACACGTCGCGCGTGACGCCCACGATGCCGAAGCGCCGCGTGCTCCCGCGCGTCAGGTCCGGGTTGCAGTACCAAACGCCGTAGAGCAGGCCGACGTCGCCCGCGTCGCCGTTCAGCCCTCCGCCCCCCGGCCAGAAATGGGCGCGATGCGAGCCCACCGGAGCGTCGGGGATCGGCGTGAGTTCGCTGACCAGGTAAGGGAACTGCCAGAAGGCCGAAAGAAGACGCTTGTCGTCGCGCTCAATCCAAATCTCCGAGGCCCCAGCACCACCGAGGAGATCGCTCACGGCACGTCCCCGCGATCCTCCGGGCGCATGTCACCGCGCGGGAGGGTGGGGAACGCGGGGTCCTGCTGCGCCTCGACGTCGCGGTTCGGGATGATGATTTCCGGCCGCTCCTTGACCTGATTGCGGATGGCGTCACGCGCCGTTTCGATCAGTTGCAGCGCGAGCTTCTTGTCACCCACGTTGCCGGAGATCGAGCATCCGCCGTTGGCGTGCAGCTTGATCGAGATGAACGCCACGCAGTCGAGATCGTCGGGCATGGCTCACTCGTCGAGGGCGCAGTTGACGTCGCTGGCGACGGTCGTGGTGATGTTCCAGATGACGAGCGAGCTGGAGACCGGGATAACGAGTCCGCGGGGGAACGTCCACACGATGCCGACGCCGATGGTCGCCGCCGAGTTCCACCGACGCATGTAGATCAGCGGGACCGTGGGGGACGCGCCCCAGGAGAGCGAGGCGTTCTGCGCCGACGCCGGATCGCCCGGGTCGTCCGCCTGGAACAGTACGTTGACCGGGGTAGTCCCGATCGCCTGCGGGCGCCCGAGACCAATGCTCTGCGCCGTGCCCGTCGCCTGGATGAAGGAGAGCTCCAGCATCCTCGGCCGGCCAGCGGCGGCCGTGCGCAGTTCCCAACAGGCCGACGTCGTGGTGGTGAATGTCGTGGTACGGAGGGCGAGGCTCGAGATGCTCATAGGCTGCCTTTCATTGCGCGGCCGGCATCGAGACGGTGTAGCTCGTGACCGAGACCGTTCCGCCGATCGTGATGGCGACGTCGTTGAGGTTGATGTCGGCCGCGCTGGTGCCGACGCTGCAGTCGTGGACCGCGGTCGTGTGGTCGCTCTTGTAGAACCGTCCCCACGTGCCCGTCCCCACAGCGAGACCGGTGCCGCTGGTGATGGCGTTCGCCGTCTTGACGCCTGACACGGCTGCGCCGTAGGCCGTGGCGGACAGCGCCAGTGTCGCCAGCTTGACCTGCGTGGTCACTGCGACATCGGGCGTGGCCGGCTGCCCGGTCCCCGTGGAGTCGTAGATGTCGAGGAAGCCGCCGTTCTCGACGTCGAGGGCGGCGTTGAGGGCGAGGTTCCACGAAGCGAGGCTGAGGTGCGTGTTCGCGGCCATGGTCTACTCCTCAGCCGATTGCGGTCTGGGTCGAGATGGTCTGGAGCGCGGTCCCGACGGCCGACTGCGCGGTGGCGATCGCCGAGGTCGCTGCGAGAAGTCCCGGGAAGGTCCCGGTCCCGGTGAAGCCCGCCATGGCGACGGCCAGCGCGTTCAGGGCGGTCGCCAGGGTCCCGAGGACGGCGACCGTCTCCATGGCCTTCGCGACGGGGGCGGCTGGTGCTCCCTCCGGACCGATGGCGATGGCCGAGGCGTTGATCTCGAACATGTGCGACTGGAAACGCACGTAGGAGCTCATGCCCGGGATGACGCCCCCGGCCGACCCCAGGGTCATCCGGGCGCCCCCGAGGACGTTGAGGGAGTAGCCCGTCCAGGGTCCGAAGCTCCCGAAGCGTTCCGTACCGAAGGGGCTGGCGCGGACGAAGCCCGTGGGCGTGACGCAGCTGTAGATCGACGTGCCGTCCTTGCCGCCGCCGGTGGTCGTCGTGGCGTGGAAGATGGACCCGTCGGCCCGGTAGCGCGAGTAGGCCCCGAAGCAGTTGTGGACGATGGTCTCGCCCGGGGCAGGGGCGGGGATGAGGTTCGAGACGACGCGCGGGTCCTCGCAGGCCCAGATGTGACCCTTGCCCCCTTCCATGCACTTGAGGGCCGTGCAGGACTGGGAGGTGTCGAGCTGACCACCGGAGTCGGTGACCGGATCGAGCGGGGTGGCCCAGAGGCCCAGCCACGAGTGCTGCTCGAAGGGAGGGGCGCCCGGGGGCTGCGCGCCGCCGGGCTCGTCGCCCTCGGCGTCGTGGGTGAGGGTCGGAAAGCCGTCGGCGTCGAGGGATGAACCTGTGACGCAAACGAGATCGAAGTCGGTCAGGGCCATGCGCTAACCCCCGTCGTCCGGGCCGCCGAAGACCAGGTCTTGGGTCCGCATGAGCCTCAGCCTTGTCGTCGTCGCCGGCCCGCGCATTCGCTCGACGCCTTCGATGTAGAAGTTGCCCGTCGCCACGTCCCCGAGCTCGTCGTCTTGCACCTGCACGACGGTGTCGGGTGTGAGGACCGCGCGGGTGGTGGTGCTTCCGACGATCGGGAGCGTGTGGCCGCTCACCGTGTACTCGAGCCTCCAGCCTGCGCGCCTCTCTTCGGCGATCTTGCGGCGGGCGAAGTAACTCGCCTCGGCGCTCGAGGAGACGTGGGCATCCCGGAAGACGATCGGCTGCTGGTAGCCCGCCGCGATCATCTCGTCGTCCTGGAAGTTGCCCTTGGCCTTGACGCGCCCGAGGGCCTTGCCTCCCCCCCGGCCGTAGATGATGGCCTCGGAGTGCCGGTGGGTGGCGTCGTCGTCGTAGTCGGTCGCGACGATGTTGCCGCCCGTCGTGGGATCGCCCGTCCTTCGGATGAGCTGGTAGGTGGGCTTCTGGTCCGCGTCGGGCGCGGAGAGCATGAAGCCCCCGCCCGCGACCGCCCAGAGCATGAGGCCCGCTCGGTCGAGGTAGCGGCGAAGAAACTGGTGCCACGTCTCGTTGAGCTTCGCCATCGGGGCGGTGTGGCAGACGCCGACGTTGGGACCGACGAGGCCCGCGTCGTCCAAGATCTGCTCGACGGTCCGGTGCGGAAGGATCTGCGTGACCGGGACGCCCGCCTTGATCTGCCGGTTGGCCGCGTTGTCGGTCTGCAGCGCCGCCGGGTCGACCGCGCTCTTCGGATCGATGACCGTTCCGTCGGGCTTGGTGCACCCGCAGGTGCCGAGCGCGTACCAGACGAGCTGGGCGTAGGTGGCGATGTTCACGCCCGTGACGCTCTTGACGTAGCTGTCGTGGATGGGGGCGAGCCCGTCTCGTCCCCGGAACCGCACGGTCATGGCGCCGCCGACGGGCTGGCTCGCCCCGGGCCCGTCGGTCCGCCCCTGGAACTGCAGGACATCCCCGATGTAGAGCTTGAATGGCGTCCGCTTCGGGTACTTCGCGATCATCTCCGCGGCGACGTCGCCGTGGCCCCCTGAGACCGTCCACTGGGCCGGCTGCGAGAGGATGCTTTCGCGGATGTTCCATGTCTCCGCGATGAGGAGCGTGTCGCCCCCGAGCTCGAGCCGGACCTGGTCGGCCAAGCCGAAGTCGTCGGAGAGGTACTGGGCAGCCATCTCAGGCCGCGACCGCTGCCCTCTGCTGGGGCGTCGGCGGGTAGTACCGGATCGGGGTCGAGGCCGGGACGCGCATCGGATCGATGATCCGTGCGCCGTTGAGAGACAGGAGTCCCCCGCTCTCGCTCGCATCCCCGAAGAGCGTCACGGCCACCTGGGCGAGCGGCTGCGTGAAGGGCACCGTGTACGTGAGGAGTGACTGGGTTGCCTGCTGGACGTTGTTCAGGGCATCGACGGAGCTCCCCTGGAGCGTCCGGAGGGCGTCGATGGTCGGCCACGCCCGCTGGTCCTGGAGATCGATCCGATGGTCGATCTGCTGGCAGAGGTTCAGGATCCCCTGGAGCTTCGCCGAGTAGAGGTTGCCGTAGAGCTTGGCCTGGTCCTTGATCCCGACGACCTCGTTGAGGAGGGCTGAGAGTCCCGAGAAGAGATCGAGGGTGGTCGACGAGAGGCCCTGCATCGTGAGCTTCGCGTTGGCCACCGCGAACTCCCACGCCGCCGCGGAGCTATTGACCGACCCCTGGCTCGAGGAGTCCGCCGAGATGTCGGCGATCGTGAAGTTCGGCGGATCCTGGAGGAACGTGATCTCGACCGACTCGCCGCTACGGACCCTCGCGCTCTTGGCCTGATCCCAGTCCGTGATGAAGGCCGGGAAGCTCCCTGCCGACGGGTGGACGAAGGCGAGCGTGGCGCCGTTCTGGGCGTAGCTGAAGAGCTCCCGCATCCCTCGCGGGTAGAGCGCCGGGTACTTCGAGAAGGTCGTGTGGAACTGCCCGAGCACCGAGATCCGGATGAGGCCCGCGCCGAGCTTCTCGGGCTTACCGAGGGGCGTGTGCGGATATTCATGGACGTGGTTTCGGAACTGCATCCGCAGATGCGTCAGCTCGCTCGGGAACTTGATGTCCCCGAACTGCGTCGGGAATAGATCGTCAGCGACGCTCATGCGGTCCTCGTATCGAGCGTCAGCCCGGCGGCGTCAGTGACCCGGCGGCGGGCTGTTCGGGTCCGCGGCGCCCCCGGCGGTGTGTCTTGGCACGACGACGGACTGCCCGGTGGCGAGCTGCTGCGTCAGCGCGTTGAGCGCAGCGGTCACCTTGTCCTGGGACGCGGCCAGGGTCTTGGCTCGCTCGAGATCGGCCTGGTACTTGGCGGCGGCGATGTCTCCGCCCTCCACCTTCCCCTCCAGTTCCTTCGGGGTCAGCTGGTCGAGGGTGTTTCGTTTGCCGAAGCCGTTCCAAACGACCTCTTTGCCCTCCGTGCCGAGCCGGCCCTGGACCTCTTCGAGCTCCTTGCCGAAGTGGGCCAGTTCCTTTTTCCCGGCCTCGATCACGGGCGCCGCTCCCGCGGTGCTCGGCGCCTGCCACTCGCCATTCTTGTCCCGGTAGTTCGGGACGACGTTGTCCTTCGCGAAGGCCCCGAGCTTCGTGAGGAAGGCGCTGGTCTCGTTGGTGTCCGCCCGGTCCGCGGCCCCGCGGCCCTTCTGGACCTCCGCGACCGATCCCTCTCCGCCCTTGAGAACCATCTTCATGAAGTCCGAGTCCATGAGGGACGAGAACCCGCCGACCATCGCGAGGAGAACCGGCACGAGCGCCTCGGCGGCCGGCAGCAGCGCCACCTCGAGCTTCTCGCTCGCCTGCTGCATCTCGTTATTGAAGACCTGGACCTTGCTCTTGCTCGTCGCCATGGCGGAAGCGAAGCCGGCCGCCACGTCGGCGTCGGTCATCGCGGCCGCGGCGAACTCCTTGAACGTTCGATCGATGGCTTTCAGGCCCTCTTCGCCGCCGCCCGCCTGCCGGTAGATGTCCGCGTAGCCGCCCGCGACTCGCTTGGCGGCCTCGTTGGGGAAGAGCTTGCCGAGCTTCTGGAGGTCGCCCTTGGTCGACTTCATCGCCATCAGAATCAGCTCTTCGGGACTGCGGAGCTGCGTCTTGCTCCCGTCCACGAAGGGCGACATGTTGAACGTCTTTCCGCCCTCGGTGATGGTGGCCTTCCCCCAGGCCTTGATCGTGGCGCCCTTGGTCAGCGTCGACGCGAAGGCGACCACGCTCTGCGCCGCCTGGGTCGCGCTCGCGGCGCCGCCGTGGGCCTTCGCGGTCTGCGCCATGCCGCCGAGGATCGCGATGTTCGTTCCTCGGTCTCCCTCGAACATCCCGGCCCGCGTCGCGACTTTTGCCATCTGCGTGGCGAGATCCTTGATCTCCACCGCGCCGAGCTTCCCCTGCCCCGCGATGGCTCGCATCGTGTCGTAGACGACCTTGCCCTTGTCGGGCACGTCGCCGAGGTTCAGCGACACCTCGGCCGCGGCGTTCGCCATGTCGACGAGGTTCGTGCCCGTCGCCTTCGACAGCTTCGCGAGGTCCGTCATGGTAGACGTCGCCGTGTCGAAGTCGCCCGTCTTCGCCACGAAGGCCTCGAGCCCCTGCAGCGTCTCGCTGGTGCTGGTCGCGGTCGCGTTGCCGATCTTCTGGGCCTGCCCTTCGAGCTCTCCGGCCGCCGACTGCCGCTCCGCCGCGCCCGCGTCGCTGAACTTCGGGGCCGAGTTGACGATCTTCTGGGCGAGCGACTGGTTCTCGATGCCCTCCTGCATCATGGAACCGACGTCGGTGTTGACGCCCATGCCGCGAGCAAAGGCGCTGACCCCTGCCCCGCCATACCCGTAGGCCATGGCGACGCCGCGCGGCACACGCATCCCCGAGCGCCGCCCGATCCCGATGGCCCCGCCGCCCCCCGACCAGAAGCCGCTCCGACGCTGACGAGCCGGCGCCGCCTCGGCCTTCTCGATGGCCTTGGCCGCCTGCTTCTCGATCCGGACCCGCTCGCGCGTCCCCTCGTTGACTGCGGCCGTGCGGCGCCGCTGGGCACGCTCCTCCTTGCGGAGGATGTCGTTGGCCATTTTGTCGAGCTCGCGGTCGAGCGCGTCGACGTTGTGCTTGACGCCCCCCTTGGTCCCTCCAGCGCCCCCGCCCGCCTTGAGAGCCGCGTTGAGGTTACTCTGGATGGCCGCCCGCGCCCGCTCGCTCGCCTTGATGAGGGGCTGGAAGACGGAGGCTGCGTTGGATTCGAGGGACGCCCCGACTCGGATCTTGATGTCCGACATTTTCGCGCTCCCGGGTCAGACGGCCGCGTGCGCGACGTAGCTCTCGACCTCGTCGTCCTCGTCCTCATCGGGCAGGGGCACGTCCCCGGCCTCGGCCCGCTTCTCGAGCAGGTACGCGATGAGCTTCCGGTCCTCGTCGTCGAGGATGGGGCCGGCCCGGAGGATCCGACCGAGGAGCTTCGCCTCGGCGTCGGTGGCCGCGTGCCTCGCCGGCGACGACCCTTGGTGAAGGATGGTGAGCTCGTCGTAGAGGCGCCGGGCCCCTTCGGGCGTCAGCGCCACCTTCACGGTGTCCTGCGCGGCGAGGAAGTAGGGGGCCGTGACGTTGTTTGGATCGCAGGTCCCGAGGGCCACCGCGTGCATGACGACCGACTCGTTGAAGACCTGGACCGCGGTCGCGGGGTCCTGCGGCAGGGGCGTCTCGCGCAGCTGGGCGTAGAAGCCCGTCGCCTCCCGCTCGGCCTCTCGCTGTCCCCGGTCGGCGTCCACCTGCGCGATGAGACGGAGGCCGATGGCCACGTCGACCGCGGGCTTGCCGGGCCACCCGTCGGCGAAGGCGCTCGGGGGGAGCGTGACGACCCGCAGGGGCTTGTAGTCCCGCTCGACCTTGGAGAGCTTCATCGGCGCCTCATCGATCCGGGGGATCGGGGAGGATCACGTCGATGCCTTCGCGTCGTTCGGTCCCGTCTTCATTGTACTGCTCTCGTCCGGCGGGCCTGGCGTCTGGCTTGTGCTTGTGCCATCGGGCGACGCGGGCGAGAAACCCCAGTCCTTGAGCACGCGTGCACTCCGAAGCAGGGCGCCCGTAATACGCTGCAAGTTCCACCGCGTGGCTGGCGATATACGCCTGTAGAAAAAAGGGTCGTCCTTCTCGACCACCTCCTTCAGGAGCCGGAAGAGGTCATTGGTCGACATGGCCCGAAAGCTCGGGCTCTTCTCTTCCTGGAACGCCTGCTGCTGCTCGAAGAGGATCGCCAGGGCGTCGGTGTCGAGCTCGAGCGCCGCGTCCATGCCGCCATCGAAGAAGGGCTCGCGCTTGCCCTCGGGCGACTCGTCGTCGAGGGTCGCCATCGCCACGGTGGCCGCTGCCAGCGCGGACTCGTAGATCGGCTGCCCCGCCTTGGGCTCCGCGCCCTTCTTCCGGCTGAAGGCAATCGCCGAGGACACCGCGTCGGTCTCCTCCATCGCGGAGAGAGGCCGCACGCGGGCCGGGATCTCTTTGCCCTTGGCGAGCACCTTGACCGGTGACTCGGCCGAGATGCCCTCGGCGATCTCCGAGAACTTCATGTGACCGAGGGGACGCCTCCAGAGCACTTGAAGCTGCCGTTGAGCGCGCCGGTCTTGGCGTCCGAGTCGTAGTCGGCGTCGGTCATGCGCATCTCGATCTGGTGGACCTTGCCCGACAGCGTCCCGATCGAGATGTTCAGGTCGCGCTTGTTGAGCATGGCGTCGTTCGGGTCGAACGACATGCCCGCAGCCGGCACGACCGTGTCGAACTCGAGCGTGGTCGTGATGGCACCGTCGGTGAACCCGAGGAACCCCTCGTCGCCGAAGGCGGGCTCGTCGCCGGAGCCGATGTGGTACTTGTTCTTGAACATCTCGGCGACCTTGGTCGCTCCGTCGTAGATGCTCGCGTGTCGGACTCGGACGAGGGCCATGGGGGTGTCTTTCGGGCTGAGGCGGCGCGAACGCCGGACATGAAAAAAGGGCCGCGCTCGCCCTCGGTGCGTCGGGCAGGCGAGGCCATGCCCGACGGCCGCGCGCTCGCCCGGTCGGCTCTCCCGGTGGGGGAGAGAGC